AAACTATGGTTGCTTTAGACGATTGGGGTTCAGAAGACATGACTAAAGTAAACGCTGCAATATCAGCAGGAACTACATTCGTAGGTTAAAGGAGAGTTAAATGACTAGAGCAAGAGACTTAGCAAAGTTTAATTTAGATGGTCAAGCTGTTACTATTAATGAATCAAGTGCAGACCTAGACTTTAGAGTTGAGTCTAACGGTAATGCTAATATGCTATTTGTAGATGGAGGGAATAACCATGTTAATATAGGCAGTAGTACTGATGCAAATGGAGTATTAAATGTTTCAGATGGCACTAGCTTTTCTACAGGAATTACTGTTGAGAACACAGGTGACACTCATGGTAGTGTTATTGATTTTTTAAACAATAGCGAATCACCTGCAGATGGTGATTATGTTGGAGGTTTAGTATTTAAAGAAACAAATAGTGCAGGTGGTACGCATCAGTTTGCTAAAATATTTGGCATTGCTACTGACATAACAGATGGTACTGAAGATGGAGCACTAACTTTTGAAGTAAGTGCAGGGGGTGCTAATACTGCAGAATGTATGCGTATTAAAGCAGGTGGAGATATTCAAATTGGGGAAGGTGACATATTCTTTTCTACAGCAGGAAAAGGTATTGTCCTTGGAGCTACCAGTAACACAGATGCTAACACATTAGAAGATTATGAAGAAGGCACAGTAACTTTGTTAGTGAAGGGTGCGAATAATGACCCAAGTGCAACGCAAAATTTAACAGGAAAGTATGTAAAGGTTGGTACTTCTTGTCATTTTCACGCACAGAAAGTAAGTAATTTAGATACATCAGGTGGTGTAGGTCCAATGTATTTAACAGGCTTACCCTTTGCTTCTGTCGGAAATGGAATAGCAGTACTTTTTAGTTACAAAGCATTAAGTTTTACAAATAATCCACAAGGTCATATTGGAGCTGCTACTATTTATATTTATCAAAATATTTCTGGAGCAGTTGCAACTACAGTTAATATCAATGCGACAACTGGTTGTACGATGGAAATTTCAGGCACAATCGTAACTGCATAATAATTTTTAAAGGAGATAAAAAATGGCAAATGGCGATATTACAAAAACAATAGAGTACGACAAAATAGAAGTAGTACACGGTTGGGGTATACAAGTGCGTCAAGCAACTGTTGTATGGGAAGAACAATCTGACGGTTCTAAAAAAGAACTTACTCGTTCTTTTCATAGACATGCACTAGCACCGTTTATTTCATTAAAAGATGATGATGGTAAATGGACGCACACAGCGACTGACATATCAGGCGAACATGCAAGTGTTCAAGCCATAGCTAATGCTGCTTGGACAGATAGTGTTAAAACAGCGTTTAAAGCTAATCAAGAAGCCTTACGTTAATAAGGAAAATTAAATGACACAAGAATCAAAAGTAATAAACATAGACGGTAAAGAGTACAAAGAGTCTGACCTCAATCAAGAGCAGACATACTGCATACGTCAGATACGTAGCTTACAGAATAAGTGTGAGTCATTGAGATTTGAGTTAGACTCATCACAGATGGCACTGCAGTTTGCTACAAGTAAACTTATATCGTCTTTGACTACATCTGAAGATGATGATGTTAAAATAGCAAACTAAGGGAGCAAGACCATAGACCCTATTAGTATAGCTTTAGTATCATTTACCGCCCTCAAAAAAGGTATAGCGTTAGGTAAAGACCTTTCAGCTATGGGCAAAGACCTCAACAAAGTTTTTGATTTCATAGATGGAACGAAAGCTGCACAGAAGTCTGGTAATAAAAATGACCCACTCTCTGATTACATTGCCTATGAAAAGGCACTGGATATGGAGAAGCAACTAGAACAGGTCATATGGGAAACCAGAGGGTCAAAGGGTGTAGCTACATTTAAACGCATGAGAGCACAAGCTACAGAGCGAGATAGGCAATCTAAGTACGCATCAATTAAAAGACGTAATCAGATAGTTAATGTACTCTCTATTATATTTGGTATAGTTGTATTTGCAGGTGGTATAGTGGGCATGATATTCTTAGCTAAGTATTTACAGGAGTTACAGTAGTATGGAAATAAGCCCTATAATATTTTGGAATGTCGTACTAACACTTATAATAGCACCTGCCTTCTGGACATTTAGAAACCTCATGCAGGAAGTTAAACGCATAGACATACTCCTTAATAGAACAAGAGAAGATTATGCTACTCGTAAAGAAATGAGAGATGACATGAAGTTAGTTGTTGATGCACTACACAGAGTAGAAGATAAATTAGATAGAGTATTGAGCAAGGAATAAATGAATGGCAGTACAAGTAGATTTTAAACCAGAGGCAAAAGAACGAATAGCACGGTCTATGGGATATAATGGAGACATGTCTAAGTTTCCTGCTTTCCTTGCAAGTGACCCATCTAAACAACACCTTATGGAACGATACAAAAAGTATGCAGGTGGTATGATTATGAAAGCTGCTAAAGGTGTTAGTGTTAAAAGAGATGTAAAAAGAAATTCTAGGGGTAAAAAAACTGGAATATCTAAATATAGCATAGTTATACCAAAAGCAGTAAGAGCACAAGCTGAAGCTGCAGGAGTTTTAGACCAAGTATTAACTGCTGCTAGAGCAGGTAGTGGCAGAGGCAGTGGTAAAAGAGAAAGAGCTAATGAAGCTGTGGCAAATATTAATGCCATACTTGCAGGAGCACAACAACCTGCAGAACCTGCTCCACCACCACAAATGCAAACAATGCAAGTTGCACCGCCTACTACCTCTGCTCCACCTACAGACCCTGTTACACCTGCAGACCCTGTTACACCACCACCGCCACCGCCACCTGCTGATTTAGGTAGTCAGATGGCAGCTAACACAGCAGGAACTCTACCAGAGGCTGCTGTAACGACAGCAGAAAATATACAATATAATGAAAATCAAGCCATTGCAGCAGGTACAGGTGAAGTTGGTGCATCTCCCACAGCAACTGCAACAACTGCGACACAAGCAGCACCAGTAACAACACCTACACAAACAGATGCAGCTACTATAGAGGCAGAACGTGTTAAGGAAGGTACAGATGCTGCATTAGGTCAACTTACAACGGAACAACTTAATCCTGACGATCCACGTTTACAGGTAGATGCACAGCAACAAACAGAATCAAGTGTGTCAGACTTAGAGGCAGCACAAGGTGAAGCTACTACTATTGATCCTGATACTGCACCTAAACGTGTTGTGGGTGACGATGAGCTTGTGGGGGGTAAAGACTTCTCAGGTTCTACTGTTGACATGGACAGAGTAGGTGAGACTTTTGGCACAGGAGAAGTAAAGGCAGCATCTATAGTGGACGAATTAGGTTCTCTTATGGCTGACTTTGAGGGTGGAAATGTACCTGTTTGGGCTAAAGGTGCAATGCGAGTAGCAAGAGAAAACATGGCAGCAAGAGGTTTAGGTGGTTCATCTATTGCTTCACAGGCTATCATACAGGCAGCAATGGCATCTGCTCTACCTATAGCACAAATAGAGGCAGGTAATAAACAGCAGATGGCTTTAGAAAAAGCTAAGTATCGTGCAGAGTTTATGAAGATTGACTTTGACCAAAAGTTTCAAACTAAAGTTATTAATGCAACTAAAGTTGAAAATGCAGCAAACATGCAATTTAGTGCAGACCAACAGATTACATTGGAAAACAGTCGTACTGTAAACACAATGAATTTACAAAACTTGTCTAACAGACAAAGCCTTGTATTGGCAGAAGCTAGTGCTTTAGCTAACCTAGACATGGCTAACCTCAACAACAGACAACAAGCAGAGGTAATGAACGCACAAAACTTCTTGCAGGTTGATATGGCTAACATGAGCAATAGACAACAGGTTGAGATGTTTAAGGCACAGCAACGTATAGGTGCATTGTTTTCTGACCAAGCAGCAGGTAACGCAGCAAAACAGTTTAATGCTTCCAGTGAAAATCAAATGGAGCAGTTCTTTAAAAATTTACAAACGCAAGTGCAACAGTTTAATACATCACAGACAAATGCTATGCAACAGTTTAATGCAGGACAGGAAACCTCTATATCACAGTTTAATACACAGATACAAAATCAACGTGACCAGTTTAATGCACAGAATCAACTTGTAATAGCACAGTCTAATGCACAGTGGCGTAGACAGATTGCTACGGCTGACACCGCAGCTACCAACAGGGCAAATGAAATAAATGCACAAAATGCATTAGCAGTATCACAACAGGCTTATGCTAATTTATGGCAAGAACGAGCAGATAAATTAAAAATGGCATGGGAAAGTGCAGAAAACTCTGCTCAACAAGCTGCAGCACTAGCATTACAAGAATCTAAAAATGAAGCAGACATTAAAATAGCTAATATTGCACAAACAGGAAGTGCTGTAGGATTGCTAGGAGATGCATTAGGTTATATGAGTGGATAAAAACATGGACAAAGATTACACTAAAAAAATGTACAAGACTATTAATGAACTTATTGAGTACTCAAAGGGTACAGAAGAAAAATTACCTGCGTCAAAAGGTTTATTAAATAGAACAAGTAGAGGAAGAAGTACTGAAGATGTTGATGTAGATGCTCCCTTACTAAAAGTAGTAGAATATGTAAAACAGTTTAGAAAAATGAGAGAAGGATTAAAAGATGGTTGAACAAGTAGAAGGAATGTTTGATGAACCCATTGCAGGAGAGTCTTTAACTGCAGAAATGGGAGCTTTTCCTTGGCAAAGACCATCGCAATTTTCTACAGTAGACGAAGTTGTAATGTATTACTCTGACAGACTTAGTGAACAAAAAATATCTGATGGTTTAGTAGCTGTTTTAGATAGTGGTATAAGTGTAAAAACATTAGTTAATTCAATGGTAAACCATAGTGTAATGAATGGTGTTCATAATATAGATGCAGGTATGCTTGTTACTCCTGTTGTGTTAGAAATGATGATGTATTTAGCCGATAAACAGGGTGTTGTTTATACAACAGGACTAGAAGAAGATAAAGAAAACCCAATAGTTAAAAAGGCTATGATGAATAAGGTATTAAATAAATTTAAAAATCAAGAAAACGTCGAAGAAGAACCAGAAGAAATACCTGTTATGGAAGAACCCATGACTCCTAAAGGATTAATGGCTAGACCTGTTCAAGGAGAAATGTAATGTTAGGAAATTTACTATTAACTTTTGGTGCTAATTACTTTAAAGGAAAAGCTAGAAAAGAAAAAGAAAAAAGAGATTTAGCAGAAGAAAAACTTGCTGAAAAAAGACGCATGGATAATGCCATAACTTTGTTTGAAACTAAATTAGGTATACAGGCAGAAGCAGATGCAAAAGCAAACCGACTAGCTGAAGAAGAAGCCAATACCAAAAAATTTAAGGAATTAAAATTTATTTTTAAAGATGACGCTACAAACATGGCAGACTATTATGGCGTAGATACCGCTTTACAAATAGGTCAAAATATGCAAGAACGAGCTATTAATTCAGGTCAATCTGTAAAAGATATGTACAATATAAATAGAATAGAAAATGTACAACCTAATATGGATACATTAAAAGGCATAGCGGAAGATAATAGAGGTATAACAGTACAAACAACAGACGCATTTCAAACTGCAACATTTACAGGAATAGACTCTTTTATAAAGGACAAAGAAATAGAATTAGCAGAAATAGCTAGTACAGGAGTAAATATAGACGAAGATGAAGAGGCTCAAAAGGCAATGGACGCAATAAGAGACTATAAAAAAATTGCAAATATAACAGCAGTTCCTAAAGGTGGGTTAACAGAAAGTCAATTAACACCTGCTAAAAATAGACTAGAAGAAATAGCTCTTGGATTTTTTCCTGATTTAGGAAAAATATACACACGTGAAGAAGGATTTAGACCTCCAACTGAAACTGCCGATAAAGTAAATAAAGAAATAAGACTTTTTAATAACGTGGTAACACAATATTTAACTGAATACAACGATTTATTAATTACACAAAAATTAGATTCTGCAAATGCTTTTGCTCAAATTCAAAAACGAATGGAGCAAGAATTTAAAAAAGGTTCATTTGCTATAAACTCACCCAATACAGAGTTAGATTTAGGAAACATGTCAACAGAAAAAACAACACGTGTAGAAGAAATAGTTAAAAAATTAAAAAGTACAAATGATACAGATCAAGTTAAAATTTACAAACAACAGTTACTAGCTTTAGGAGTACCAGAAGTAGAAGTGGATAATTTTTAATTATGACCGAACCTTTATACCATTTATACAAAGATGAAAATCTTACTAAAGAAAAACTTATGCAGAGTAAAGGTTTTATTAATGATGCTACGTCATTTTTAATAAAAAGAGAAAACTATGAACTTGAAGATTTAGAAACAGATGAAGAGGTTTATGATGCGTACATGGAACATTTTCGTGTACAAAATGTAAATGAAGCTACAGCTTTACGTGATTTAAACTACGCAAATCGTGCAAACGATGAGGACAAAAAACAATTTGCTAGGTTAATGGACACATATGACCGTATGGACAGTGATTTTGGTCTTAAAGCAATAGGAGACTATGTAGGTGGTGTATTTACTGCTCCCTCGACATACGCAGGTATGTTTTCTTTTGGTGCAGCTAAAGTAGGTGCAGTTGCAGCTAATCAAGGAGTTAAGCTAGGAATACGACAAGCATTAAAAACTGCAGGTTTAAAAAGTGCCGTTGCCTCTGCAGGTGTTGAGGCTGTGGGTGCAGGTACTACAGTATTAGCACAGGAAAAAACTAGAGTGCAAACAGGTATTAAGGAAGAAGTTGATCCATTTGCAGTAGGACTAGCTACAACTTTAGCAGCTACAGTAGGTGGTGGCTTTGGTGCGTTTACAGGAACACAACGAGCTATGAGTTCTAACAAAGCACAGTTTATTGTTAATGCAAACAAAGAAGTAAAAGAACAGATAATAAAGAAAACATTTAAAGAAACATCTGAAAAAGTATTTACAAGCGATAAAACTAAACAAGCTGCAACGGATTTTGAAAATGAATTAAATTTAAGTTTAAAAGTAGAAGAACTTATGGACGCAGACAGTGCTTTAAGTAGGGGTGACGCTGCAGCCAAAGCAAAAAAAATATTAAAAAAAGAAACACCTGTAAAAGAAACTGTAGCACCTAAAGTGTCTGTTAAGATAGAAAAACCTACAGAGTTATTTAAAGAATTAGAAACTAAACATGAAGCAACATGGAAAACTTTTAATCCTAAAAATATAGGTGGCGGTAAAGTAATGGGAGATGTTTTATATGTTCATTCATCTGCAGAGGATTTACTAAAAAAGTTTGACCCCTCTTTAGATTTAAAGAAAATAAAAGAAAATGCATTTTCACCTGAAAATATAGAAAAAGCTGTAGAAAAAATTAAACTTGAAAAAAATGAAATTCCAGACTTAAAAAAATATGATATAATTAAGTATGATAAAAAAACTAAATCAATATCTTTTCTACATTCTCCAAATTGGAATACAGCACCTGAACCGTCCTTATCTCTTTCTTTTAATCCCAATGCGTTAACTAAAATTCGTAATTACGTTAATCCTGAAAATAGACCAGTGTATCATCATAAATGGATGTTTGTAAAACCGTCCTATCAAGGATTTGATTACACAGCTAGTGTACAAAGGTCAGTAGATTGGAGAAATAAATTTCCTGATATTAAATCAGATGCAATAGGAATACAGAGTAAATGGAATGTTTTTTCAAAACAATTAAAAGAAGTTGCTGAACAATCTATTGATAAACCATACGTTAGAAAAACGTATACAAAAGACGATATAAAAAATGTTGTACCTAATTGGTTTAAAGAAGACCCAACGGTAGATGTAAATATAAAAGTAGAAGACGCAGGTAAAACAGCAATAAAAGGACAAACAGAAAAAACATATAAAAAAGTTGAACAACTTATAAATACTAAAGGCAAAAAAACATTAGACTATGGTGCAGGTAGGGGTATTGGAGCTAAACAAATAGGAGCAGATACATATGAACCTTTTGTGGATATAAGTCCTACGTATAAAGTAAGTAAAGATATAGCAAGTGAATCTTATGACAGAATTACAAATCTAAATGTATTAAATGTAGTAAAACCAGAAACACGTGACGAAATAGTAAAAGAAATAGGCAGAATATTAAAACCTAAAGGTGAAGCTGTAATATCAACTAGAGGGGGAGATGTATTTGGAGATAAGGCAAGACCTGTTAAAGGAGTATTAGGTGATGAACCTATGTCTGTAATTACAAGTATGGGTACATATCAAAAAGGTTTTAAGCCTGACGAATTGCTTGAATATGTATCTGATGTATTAGGAAATGGATACAAAGTAGAAACAGTAACAAATGTAGGTAAAGCAGCAGTAAAAATAACAAAAAAACCTCAAGCAAGACTACCTCTTAAAGAAACTATACCTGAAGCATTAGAAAAAGGTGCAGAGGTTTCTAAAAAACTTACAACAAATGTTGACCAAATGGAAATAAAAAACATTGCAGCATTTGCTTCTGAAATAGATGAAGTAATAGGTGACTCTGTAGGCATACTAAAAGGAGCAGAGCGTTTTACTTCACGTTTAGTAAGAGCTTTAGAAGGTGGAGTAGACAGTCAAAGAGTTTTAAAAAGTGCAGACCTAAACAGGATAATGGATAAGTACGGACTAGACGTATCTGACTTAGCACCGCTGTTAGCACACCAAGTTTCTGAAGCTGCAAGTCTTATGGGTAAAGTCAGTAGTTTAAGTAAACAAGGTAGAAAAGAAGCAATAACTATATATGACAATCTTAACAGAGGACTTAACACTATAGATGAAGCACTAAAAGAATCAGGTATGGGTACAGCAACATTAGCACCTAGAAGAGTATTAGAAAAACAATATGGGCAAGAGTTTATGTCTGCTTTTGGTAGAGGTGTTGCTCATATAAGTAAAGCACGTGTAGGTTTAATGACTGTACAACTTGCCACAACAGTAAGAAACACAACTAACGGATATATGCGTAACTATATTTATGCTATGGACAATCTTGGAACAGGTGCAAGTAATATTGTTTCAGGAACAACTAGAAACATTATAAACTTTGCAAAAAGTCCGACAGTAAAAGAAGAGGCAGACACAGCGGTTAAATTAGGTGTAGCACAATTAAAATCAAGTTTTGACGCATTTATGTTAAAAGATTTACATTTGGGCATGACCAACGGTAATACACAGGCACTGTTTAGATTACTTGGTGACGTTAAGGGAAAAAATAAAGATGTCGTAGCTGTGTTATTACGTGGTATGGGAGACATATCTAAAACAACAGGAGAGGAAAGAGGTCTTATAGGATTAGCAAGAACTTTTAATACTCTTAATACTATGTCAGATAATTTATTTAAACGTGCTATATTTAGTAGAGAAATAGACAAATTAATTAGAGCTAATCCAAAAAGATACACCACTAAAAAAATAGGAGCATTTGACGAAACAGGTGCTATTGTAGCAAAAAAAGTAGATGAAGATGTAGTTATTAAAAGTTTAGACGATTTGTTAAAAAAAGGAAGATATGATCTACTAGACCCTGAAGATATATCAAAAGCAATGTCAGAGGCTTTTGAATTTACGTATCAAACAGGTGACTTTGCAATGAGAGAAGGTGTTGCAAATGCATTTTTTAAACAGGTAGTAAACTTTGGTTCATCTCCATTAGGTTCTACGGTAATACCATTTCCACGATACCTAGTTAACCAATTTAGATTTTGGTATTCTCATGCACCTATATTGGGAAGTTTAAATGTAGGGGGAATATTAAATGGAGCAGGTCGTAAAGCAGGTCAAAAAGGACTTATAGATGTTTCACCTGAAGCATTTGGAAGACAGTTAGGTGGAGCAGCAACAATAGGAGCACTATACGCAGCACGTGTAAATAATGGAGATGAAAATACTGGACCATATGAGTATATAGAACCTGTTTCAGGAGATTTAGTAGATGGTAGGGCTATGTTAGGACCATTTACTGTTTATGCTTTAGTTGCTGATGTTCTTTATAGAATGTTTCCAGATATACACGGTAATGAAAAAGTATCAGACATTAAACCTTATACAACAAGAGAATTTATGGAAGCAGGTTTAGGTGGTCTTGGTAGAGCAGGTACTGGACTATGGCTTATAGATTCTTTTGTAGATATTTTTCAAAGTCCTGACTCTGTACAAGAACAAAACATACAGAAAAATTTAGTTAAGTATGCAGGTAATGTTGCTAACACATTTTTTGTAGGTGCAGGTATGATTAAAGATGTTGTAAGACAGGTAGACCCTGATATTTTAGAACTTCCAAGTAATGAAGATGTTGACTTTTTTAAATATTTTTTAAAACAAACTTTTCGATCTTTTCCAATAGCAGTAGATGAAGACAGACCTAGACTAGAATCTCCAACTAGAGGTTCAGGTGTAAGAGCATTTAATCCCATCATAAAACAATTTACAGGTCTAACTCCCAAAGAAAAAAGAACAGTCATAGAAAACGAGTTAAGTAGATTAAGATTTGATTATTTTGAAACTGTGCCAAAAGCAATTAAAGGAGATGGACCTGCTACAAATCAAATGCGTGGCGAAATGGGAAGATTTATGGAAAAAGATGTGTTTAATTATGTAAACAGTGATGACTACAAAAGTATTGATAGCGATGTTTTAAAAAGAAGAAATTTAAAAATAGTAGTTAATTTTTATAGGTCGAGAGCTAGAGACAACGCTATAAATCCTGACCATGCCGTTACAGATAGAGATTTTTTAGATAGGCAAACAGCTAGATACAGAGATTTTAGTAAGAGCAAAAGAAAAGAAATAAATCAAATATATCAAGAAATAACACAATCTAAAAAAGACATACTTGAAGATGGTGAAATGATGATGTTACCCTATTTAGAAGAGCTATTAAATGAACAATCTCCTAAACTAAACTAACTACCTACTATCGCCACTACCACTTATCATACCTCGTTTTCTTCTATCTTGCAACTTTGTTTCATTCTCTGATGCAATCTTGCCAAGAGATATGCCCAAGTCATCTGCTAGTACGGCACAGTACCATAGCACATCGCCTATCTCACTTGCTATATTTTCTTTCCATTCCTTTGGTAAAGAACTTGTGCCATCCCTCACCAACTTTTTAACCTTATTAGCTACTTCACCTGCTTCCCCTGCAAGTCCTAGTGCAGGGTAAAGTATCTTATGTGTTGCAGGATAAATTGCTGTTGTCTTTGCTATCCTTTGATACGAATTAAAATCCATTGAATATTTCCTTTCTAACCAACCATTAACTTCATCTTGTAGTGCTTTCTCATGCTCTGGCAATAGACCTGTTCTGCTCATACTTCATTACCTTTCTCATCTTCTCAAAATAGGCTTTGTTAAAACCTCTCTCCCATTCACGATACTGCATCGTGTCCTTGTGAAAGGGATTGGCTACCCTACCACGATGAAAGTCATCTACACCTCTTTTGTACTGTATAATTAAAGGTGCATCATACTTACCTAAGTTATGTCTAGCTCTATTGTTTTTCATGTCATGCTCCTATATCTACAATTTCACACACATCACCACTGCAAGCAAAGGTTTGACTACCTGCTGTGGTGTCTTCTTTTTCGTAGTCCATTAACCTATTCCAATCTATATTCTCAGGACTACTTTTTAACATAGCATTGTATTCTTCCTTTGTACAGTCTTGATAGGGTGCTTGTTGATAGACATGATCTGAGTGTGGTAAAAATGACACACCTGACATTTCATTAAAATACCTATAGACAAATGCACCTACGTCCATCCATTCATGGTCACGTACTGTAACGGTACAGCTAGGTTTATGCTCACACCATTCCTGTTGATACATAAGCCACATAGTTAATTGATCTACTGCTGACATATCATTACGTGTAGTAGAGTTGTCAGGTGACTTCATAGGAAAACTAAACACCGTAGTTGCATCAGGCTTCATAACGTCAGGTTCATTTGGTACACCCATATCAATCATAAAGTTAGTGAGTGGGTCTTTGTTATCCCCACGTACAGTTCTAATGTAATAGTTACTGTGTCTAGCATGTATGCCACTTGCACTGTCACATAATTGTGACACTGTGCCACTAGGTTTAACGCAGGTAATAGCTGTTGACTGTGGTATGTTCCACTTCTTAGCGTACTCTTTGTTTGTGTCCACAGCTACCTGTCTTAACATTCGTAATCTATCGCAAAGATATTCGTCTTTGCCATTGGTTAAAACATTATCCATGATACCTGTAAGAGATACACCCAAGAGTCTTTCTTCTTCTGTGTTATCTGTCCACACTTTTCTAAGGTAAGGAAACTTAGTAAGTGTAGCTTGTGCTGTACCTAAGATAGTGGCTAATCTAATCTTACGAGACAGTTCTTTGTTAGTATCTGTAGCACGTATAACTACCTCAGTTAAGTTACAAAACTGACCACCTGTACCGTGAACTGCCTTACCAGTTTTTTCATCAATTCTAGGTCCACGTAAAATTATCTCACTACATGGGTTTGTGCCAAACTCATAGTTAGGGTTTCTTCTACCATTTTTCTTAGCCTGTTTCTGTGCAGCTACTCTGTTAAAGATACCACGCTCACCAGACTTAGACTCAATCAGAGAAGTCCACTCACGCATAAAGGTCTCTGCATTTGGCTTGTCTGTGTAGCTCACAGAGTTATTAGACAATGCCATGTGAGGTGCAGTCTCGTACCAGTTACCTGTCTTTGCCTGTCTCATTCGTATGTCTGATAGGTTACTTAATGAAATCATAGCTGATCGACGCACACCACCTACGACTACTACCTCACCTATCTTACACATAAGACTGTGACAGTCGTAGCTTGTTAGCTTCTTACCTGCACTGTTAGTAAACAAATTAATTGTAAAGTTAAACAAATCAACAAGAGGTGCAGGTCCACTAGCTCTACCACCAAAGGTTTTAAGCCTAGCTCCTGCAGGTCTAACTTTACTGACGTTGTACGTGGGTATCTCTCCTGCATACAGTAAGGCAATCAGTTGACGTAATCCTTTAGCCCACCCTTCTTTACTGTCTTTAATAACTATTGTAGTGTCGCTTTTAAACAACTTCTCTGGTATCTCTGGTAGTTTGTTTATGTATTCTCGTTCTACTGAGAAGCCTACGCCTGTACCACAGAGTAAAATATACATAGCTTCATCAAAACATTTAGGGTCATCAATAGATAAATAACTACAGTTGTATCCTGCTGTATTATCTCTGTCTAATGCCTCTCCTGCAGTCATTAGTGCTCTCATAGATGGCATAACTTCTAACCCTAGTATAGCCTGTTCTATATCTGTTTTATCCTGTTTAGAAAACTTAACCTTATCGTGCATATAGTCCACGTAGCGTGATACAGTCTCACCCCATGTTTCTCTACGTCCTTCTTCGTCTAGCCATCGTGCATAACGTGACGTAGCTATAAAGTTTTGATAGTCTGTTGGTAGCATATTGTTCATGTTTGTTACTCCGTAATAGTTTTAATTGAATGTATCTTAATACCATCTATATCATAGATGTGTTGCTCTAAACTTTGTTCTATTTCTTCATTGACCATTCCATCAGCAGGTACAGGATACTCTTCCTCGTCAATGTCAAGAACTAAAAATACTTTAACTCTCATCGTCTTGTTTCTCTGCAATTAATAACTCAAGATACCAGTTGGCTTTCTTTAAGTCCTCTATACCATTCTTGTATCGGTATCTCCATAGATACTTCATTACGTTACCCTGTAGGTAATACTCAAAGCCCTCTCCTGTAGCTGCACGTAAAGCATCTATACATTCCACACCGTACTGATTGTAGTGTGGTGGGTGATTTACCATATCTTCATTTACAGTTTTTCCATTTATTGTTAGTGTATCTATATTTATATCGTCATCAAATATTTTCATACTATGCACTCCCATCTGTGTTACTATTAAAGTTTAACTTTATCACATTTCCTTCTCTTGTCAATACTCTTTTATTTATTTCTTGTGTTTCTTTTATAAAGTATCTATGTACCTTATTTCTAAATTCTACGTCTTGTTCCATCAAGGGAACAGTTGTACAAATTAAATTACAAAATTGTAACAGGCTATTGTAGTCATCTTCATGCAAGAAATCTTGGTCAGCCATAGTTATGCCTACCCTTATCTCTCCTGTCCATCTAAAGTTTTCATCTAAAGAAGGTGACACAGTTATTATAAAGTCTTCATCTTCAAAATCTATCATTACTTTTTCATCTGTCATTTGTATTTCCTTTTTATTTTAGTACCAGAAAACTTTATAAACTTAGGATACTTGTCTTTGCCTTTTTCTTTTAACCATTCTTCAGGTATAATTCTATCGTAGTAATCAAAGTCGTACTTATTGCACCACTGGTAGTATCTAGTCTTAGCTCCCTTGCGTAGCTTACGGTTACTGTTCTCAAAAACAAAACGTATATCTAAATGAGGGTGTTGCTTTTTAATAGCAAGATGTTTCTTCCTATCTGCTGCGGTAAACATACCCTTTGTTTCAATTATAATTCCGTTGTACAGCACGAAATCTGGTGTATATGTTCTGTAAGTTAGGTCTTCCCACTCTATCTTTACCTTTTCGTATTTATACTTTATAAATAAATTGTCTAGGTATTGGGCAGTCTTTAACTCTAGTCCACTACGGTATCCATACTTTCGTGCTGCAATAAATTGTTTAGCGTCCACTATGCAAACTCTTCCGACATAGTTATATAGGACACCATCTTAGGTGATTTAGCCTGTGACTTTACAGCAGGTCGTTCAGTTAAATCCCAACAGGATTGTCTGTACGAACAAAACCTACAGCCACTGTTTAATACTGTATTACCAGTTGGTTTACCTCTAAAGTATTCTTCAACAGGCTCAAAACATCTTTTAAATACATTACTCTTTACAGTATCTACAGTATTTTTAATCTTGTCTAGTTCGTCCTGTTCATTTACAGAAGATGCAGGTACATACTTAAAATCACCTGTTGCTTTATTGACTACCCACCAACCACCAAGTTTTTTCTTGGCAGCTTTGGCATAGCCGACTAACTGTGCTATATAACCAAATGAATCTCCACTTGCTAGGTCTTCACAGCTAGAAAACTTATTACGGTATGACCAATCGGATGCCGACTTAACATCATCAACAGCACCGTCAATAACAAGATCATATGTTCCATTAATATTATCCTCTCCCAAGTCCAGAGATACCTGTTCAGAATCTTCATATTTTACACCTGCTTCCTTTAGGATACCTTTAAATACAGCTTCCACTATATCTCCTAGCATCATGTTCATTACAAAGGTTGTGGGTTTAGGGAGTGCCTTCTCTGGCTGATTCTTGTCAAACCAAAGTTGGCATGTTGGTCTACCTATGTTGGACATACGTAGCTTAAACTCATCTCTCTTATTACCACCGCCAAACTGACGTTGCATTGCGTCCATTACGTCCTGTCCTATCTGCTTAACGGTGTCCTCAGAGATAGAGGACTTTCCGTTTGCAGCATCAGACATGTACTGATGGATAGCTAGTTCAGCTTTATGTTTCAATGTGGTATCTCATCTGTATCAATGTCAATGAAGTCTTCAACCATTTCCTTGTCAACAGTCTCATGCTTACCAATGTTCTCTGACCAAGAGTTGAGTATGTAGGTATTATAATTCTCAACCCAAGACATAAGATTACCAAACATTTCTTGATCCTCTGGTAATATGTCTAGTGTTTTAGTCATGTCCAGTGTGGGTGCAGGTGTATAAAATATATTACCATTATTCATTTTATTAGACTGCGTATCAAGTGTAATAACATGCTGTACAGGTAATCTTTTAGATTTAGCTAGGTCACTGAAACATTTACCAACAGACTTAAATGCATCCCTGTTGTCAATCTCCCATATAAAAGGAACGTCCTCTGCAACATTATTTACAGCATTACCCTGTTCATCTGTAGGATTCGTGAGTGTAATATTACCAAACACAACACGTACACGTTTGACTGCCTTTATCAAGTCCTTTGTTTTCTGTGGCAGTGAGTTAAAGTCATCAATCCAACCAGAGGGTTTACCACAATTAAATGTACCGTCATTGTCCTTCAGATCAATGTTTAGATTATCAGACATGACAGTTTTGACATATCTGTTCTTCTCTCCACCTGTACCCATAACGTACTTCTTGTACATAAACCGTTGCATAAAGGGTCGTATAGTAGCACCTGTTCCATAGTAGGACGCACCATTTGGTATGTCTAGTTTGTATGTACCACCCTCGACAACTTCCACATTTACCTCTTTACCTTTTACTTCTGTCTTACCCATCAGTGGTGAGTGTTGTATTTTTACCCTTGCAAGATTACTTTGTTTACTTGCAGTGGCAGGTCTTTCATTAGCAATGCCCATAGCTTTAGCCATTGTGTCATAGTCATTTGTATTAATAGTTTGTAAGTCATTTATCATATATATTTTCTCCTTTTATAAAAGTCAGATTTATAGTTATATCATATAACATCTTTAGTGTCAAGCCAATTATTTCCTATTTTTGCCTCTAGCATCAAAGGAACATTGAAGTCTATATCCCATTGATTATCAATAAGATTTTTGAGTACATCATTTGTTTCACTTATAATATCAATCACTTGACGTACCTCATCTGGGTGTACATCAACCACTATGGAATCATGTACCGTATTTACTATACAACTGTTTAATTCTTTCAGTAGTTTATCTATGTGAAGCAGTGCAATAGGCACGATGTCTGCCGTAGCAAATGACTGCACAGGGTAGTTTTTTATTTGAGTGAAGTGCGACACTGTGCCATTGCGTCTTCTCATTACGTCAGGAAATGCAAACTCTCTACCTGACGGTGTACATATCTTGCCTGTGTTTAGTGCTTCATTTGCAAGTTTTGTATGCCACTTGGCAATACCGCTGTACTTCTTAGTAAACTGCTCATAATACTTAGCTTCAGCAGGTGTCCTACCATACCCACTCGCACCATACAAAGGAGCAAATGTATGAGCCTTGGCTTCCTGTCTGGACGTAGGCTGACCACCTTCCGTAATCACTTTAGCTGTGTAGGCATGTACATCAAAGCCTGTAGACACTTCCTTCATAGCTATCTTGTCCTGTCCTAAGAACGCAGCAACCCTAAACTCTAGCTGTGCAAAGTCAGCTTCCATAATCTGTCCATCCTTCCAACGTGACACAAATACCTTCTTCACAGGAAATGTACCACCTCTAGGCATGTTCTGCATGTTGGGGTCAGCACCACTAAACCGTCCTGTACTGGTACGATGCTGTAGTAGTCTTACATGTAGCTTGCCATCTGTCTTTGTGTATGTAGATATACCATCTATAAAACTAGAAAGGTAGGTATCCACAGCAGACAGTCTACGAACATTGCGTAGGAAAGTGACTGCATCTGGCATATTACGTGCTTTAGCCATGCTTTCTAACAGTTCTATGTTACCTTTGCTTGTACTAAAACCGTTAGCACTTACCCACTTTGAGTTTGGTGCATTAAACTTTAACCCTGCCACAGCATTAGGTATGTCATTAAATATATAACCAATAGCATTACAATCAGGACACTTAGTAGGTTTGGCAAAGGGTTTACCGTCCTTCTTAGTCTTGCGTATATGTCCACTACCATAACATGTGGAACACTGTTTTGCTTTCTTCTTATATATCACAGAAGAATTATGCCGTATCGTGCTTTTGTAGTCTGTAGGATTCATATATTGGTCAAACAGATTCGCCCACATAGATTTGTCATGTGGCTTACGACTATAGATAACCCAAGATAACTGCTCTGGACTGTTGAGATTGATAGGGAAGTCACCCATAAGTTCTCTACACTGTTTATCTAAACTCGTAACAAGTTGCTTTCTCTCATTCTCAAACTCAACACGTACTTCATCAAGAACAGTCTTGTCCACAGAGAATCCACGCTGATAGATACGTGCCAAACATACAGCCACCTCATCTGTAAGTTTAGCTGTGCTTGCAAGTTCTTTGTCATCAGTTTCTAACTGTGCCATAAGTCTGTCTGCAAGTTGCTGTGTGGCATGAAGGTCAGCAGACAGGTATGTAGCCAGTTCATCATGGGGTATGTCCTTAGTGCTGTATCCTTTCTTAAAGTATTCTTTCAATGTGTCCTGTTTCTTTGTGTCTAACTGATAGCGTTCAGCACAGGCTTCAAGAGATAAAGGTTGTTTCTGTCCACGCTGTATGACATAGGCATTGAGCATAGTGTCAAACACAGCACCATCATACTTAAATCCTGACTCCCACAGCCACATCAAGTCGTGTGGTGCGTTGTGCATAATCAGTAGTGTAGTTGCATCTAGCATCTTCTGTACAATGTCCTTGCCCGACACAGTAGGTTGCATTTCCGAATGGTCAAAAGTAATGATAGTTTCTTTCCCTGACTCGCAAAGCATACCTACCAATGTCAAACTATTGTCAGGTTCAAATGGGTCAAGATGTAATTTACCATTCCTGTGTGTTACGGTGTTTTCTACATCAAGAGTTAGTTTCATTCATCAATTCCTTCCATGATACAGGAAATAAACTTTCCATGTGGTCACTTATCTGGTCAGCAACCATTTTTGTTTCTACTTGTGCGTCCTCTGCACATCTTAATATACACATATCTGCAAATGCGTCAAGACTACCAGACCAAAACCATTCAGTCATGTGACATATCGGCAACACCATACGAGCCTGTTCTTCACATATACCCATACTCAATAGTTTTTCGTAGGCAGTCATGGCATCGGCTATTACATTACTTAGATGAAATGTAGCTAGACTTTGTTTTTCCTCACTCTGTATTACATCACCACTACCCTGCTTCTTGTCCTTAGTTTGTGAACGCCAGATAGCTGTATCGGGGTCACTAATACTAGGTCTGTACCAGTTAGGCGTGGTGTTTACGTAGCGTCTGCTTATTTCATTCCATCTTAGGAACTTATGTTTCACTAGCTGTCGTGCCACAAAGATAGGTGCTTGCACTTTGAATGAAGCAAAGCAATGACCAAATGGTGACATATGTTTATGTTTTGCTAGGTACTTAATTAACTTAGCATCTGTATCTATAAATGTTTTCTTGTTTACATTAAAGCTAACACGTGCAGCATTTACTACGGTCAGGTCATTGCCCATGTAATTAATTAACTGTACCTTCATTTTAAATCTCCTATTATTCTAACAGCCTCATCTACAGGTATCTTAAACCACTCTGAACCACATTCTTCTGCTATCTCTTCTGCCTTTTTGTGTGCCTGATGTTCAGCCCTACGTCTATCTTTAAAGTAAGTGCAGTGCTCTAGCTTGTAATCTCTAAGTGGGCTAGAGGTTTGATATGACTTGCATCTATCGTCAGCATCTACAGCCATACCAATTTTAACCCACCCTTCCCATGCAGGGTTAGT